CCAGTGGCAAAACTACCGTCAGATAAAGCAGTATTAAACTCTGCTATACTTCCACTTATTCCTACTATTGAAGTTTGGTCGCCAGTATTACTTCCAGAAGTATTACCTATAATAGTTTTTTCAGCGTCAGTTACATAATTATCATCAGCTCCTAACGAAGGTGCTTTTCCATTTAATTGTGTTTGAATAGCAGAGGTCAATCCTTTAATATAGGATATTTCAGTTAAAGAAGGATAAGTAGCAACTGCCAGAGATTGAAGTTTTTTGTCTGCATCGGTAGCTGTTAATTCAGAAGCAGTTAATCCAGACAAAGTTAAATCAGCAAATGTTGGACTATCAGCAATTTTAACCCCCTGATCAATATTATCCTCTAAAGCATTAATTGCAGTTTCATATTCTACTACTCCACCAACTGTTACCAAAAGACGAAAAGCAGAGCCTTGCGCATGCTCTACTCCTGTGGTACTTTCTTTCGCTCTAGTAATATTATATGTATCCCCACTAGCTAATTCAGCATCTACCATCTCCATATTAGAATCATCATTCGGATCTGAATAAGTAGTTGCATCCCAGATAGTAACTCTAAAGATTCCAGTTGCGGGAAATTTAGTGTGCTCTCCTGTTAATATAGAAACTTGAGCACCATCACTTGCTAGAGGATTATCTGTTATAAGAGATTTTCCCCCTCTCTTTTTTTCTAAAAATGTACTTGCCATACATAAAAAATTAAGTTTTATTTAAAATCTTTTCCTCTATGGCTTCAATCTTGAGATTTAGTAACGTTGGTTCGCCAGAAGAATTTTCAATTGTTCCATCAGGATAGAAGTACAGAATGTGTTTAATGTTAACATCTCTTTGTCCTAGACGTTTTACTGTAGTCTGCCAACCTATCATATAAACATGGAGTTTAAAAGCTGCTAATCCTTGGTGAACTATTGTTCTAGTAAACCATATTAGTCTAGCTTTGGGGGGAATTTCAATCAAAAGACTTGATAACTTTTCCCCCTCCAGAGGAATCAACTGAAAATATTTAACTTTGTAAAAATCTGGATTGGATGAATTAAATTTAAAACCTGTGTTCTCTCCTGGTTCTTTTTGTTCAATAACTTTAGAGGAATTTAATATTAATTTATATTTATAAAAATTTGTAAGTTTCATATAATTTTAACTTAGCACATTAAGTTATAGTAATCTAACTATGTTTAGTTCCTGTTAATGGATGAGAATTTTAGTTTTCGTCATATGAATATGAATATTCCTGTTGAGAAATGTTTCCCTGACCAGCAGTTGATGTGACATCAAGTTGCATAACTAAATAATCAGTCTCATCATTCTCAAGAGTTAATGTTCCTGCAATAGCTAATTGATTATCAGTATCATAGTAATTAGTATCTTGCTGAGTAGCAGCAGCTGAAGAGTCTGTGACAACAGGAGTTACTCCAGTATCTGTAGTTCCAACATAAAGAATTAATCCAGTTCCCGGAACCGTATTAGGACCCCAGAATTGAAAGTTAGTACACTGAGTATCTGGAACAGCAGTACATTTCCATCTTAACCACTTCTCATAAGAGTAAGCAGTACCTGCAGCAGGAATAGTAATTGGATAAGCGTCTCTGTTTCCAGAAGTGTTTAAAGCATTATCAGCAGTAATAAAATCAATACCAGTCCCTGTAATATCTGTTTCTACTCCAGCATCAGTACTGTTACAAACCATAAGTTTTACCGTAGCGGCCATAGTAATTGTCGTTTATTTTTAAGATTATTTAGGGGGAAGAAGACCTTTAATTTTTTTCCCTCTCCCTTTATAATTGTCTGTAGATATTATTTTCCTTAAATTTAGCAGTTTTAAATACTTGACCTGGACCGATGTTTCTAAATAGGGGGAATTTTTTTGCCTCGCTCACGACCTTTTTAAAGAGTCTGGCATCACCCCAAGCTTGAATCTCCATCCAAATTTCATCGGACATAAAAACAGTATTACCATGGCTTGCATGGAAATCTTTTGTCCGATAAGACTTAGTATTTTTATCCCCTAAAAAAATTGCTTTAATCATACTTACATATTAAATTACTTAAATGATTTTGTCAAGAGCTAGAAGTTTGCAATCGTAACTACAGTACCAGAAGAATTTTTTGCTTTGACATCACCATCAGCAGAATCATAATAAATATAAACTTCTCCAGCACTAGGGTTTCCTGGGGCAGCTCTTGATCGTAATCCCAATAAATATGATCTAAACCTACCATTAGCATCTTGAGCATCAATTGATCCCCCATGAACTTCAATTCCTTTTTGTAAAACTAATCCAGCATCATAAGCATTATCTAAACTTAAATAATAATAGCTATTATCAGCACTATAAATTGGATCTGATAAGCTTATAGATTGAACATACAAATATCTCCATCTATCTGTTCCAGTAGATCCTAAATCATAACTAGATGAAATAGGATAAATATGACCAGCAGTAATATCGCCAGAATTAATATCACCAACAATTAGAGAACCATTAATCTTATTTCCCGCATAAGAACAATTAATATTCAGAGTTCCGCCTTGAAGTAATCCACTAGCAACAACTGAACTGGGTGTAATAGCTAGTCCATTTGAGGTTGAACTATGATGGGCTGAAGCAGTAGCAGCATGAGTTGAAATATTCACGCCATCAACAGTCCCACTAACTATAATATCGGCAATATAAAGATCTGACCATGGATGAGCTGCACTCCCAATACAATTATAGCCTAATCCACTTCCAGTATCATAAGGAAGAATAGCATCATTCTGACCAATTGGTCGAATTCCTCCCGTTGTACTTTCCCACAGAGATGATCCACTATTATCATCTACATACTTTTTAGTAGCAGCATGTCCGTCAGCTGTTGGGGTAGCACAACTAACAACATTTGAAAATATTCCATATTCCGCATAGACAATACTCCACTCATGAGCCGCACTTCCTATACAATTATAACCTGCTCCAGAACCAGTATCATGTGGAAGAATAGCGTCATTTTCATATAGGGGTCGAATATTTCCCGATGTAACTTCCCATAAAGAAATATCAATATTATCATCTACATATTTTTTAGTAGATGCATCTGTATCAGCTATTGGAGCACCTAATCCTGTAATCTTAGAAGTTCCCATAGCTATTGCGCCACTCATAGTTCCTCCAGCTAAAGGAAGATAAACTCCTGAAGATGCATCATCTATATTAATCCAACTTGATCCATTATATGCTTTAAAATGTGAATCATCTGAGTCGAAGAAAATCGTTCCTTGTGTATCAGAAACTGATACTTGGCCTTTTAGTATTAAACACTGAACGTCAAAAATAGAACGATCATTCATATCTAAACTAAAATCAGATCGAATACTTCCTGGAGCTCCACCTGCAGAAGTAAGATTAACATAACTATAACCATACTCATCATTATCTAAAGTAATTTGAAATTCACTACCGTGAACAGAATCAACAAATTGTAACATAGGTTCAGTTCCTAGAATACTTACTAGACCATAATAGATTCCTAACCCAAATAGACTATTACCATAAATAGAGCCTTTTAAACTTCCAGCTTCATCCCAAAAGGTTAGGCCTTGTTCTCTAAAACTAGCACGTAAAACAGCAGCCTCAGATTCATTTCTATAAAGATCTACTCGAGGAACATCCCCAGCAGCAGTCATCTGTACATAAGTATATGCAGAATCAAAAGAAAAGTTTTTAATATGGGGAGTATAAATTATATTGTAACTTTCTCCTGATACAAAAATATCATCAGCTATATCTAATTCCCCAGAATCTACAAATGCAGTTACCGTAGAATAAGTATCATCAGTGGAATTATGAACTGTTGCTCCAACCATATCAGTTGTGAAACTTCCATCAGCATCATGAAGCTTACTTGCTTCAGTTGCATCTGCTGTTCCAGAACAAGCTAGGCCTCCAGAATTCAGTTCAATTATTTCATTATAACTTTTTAAAGCTGAACTTCCTAAAGTCCACCCACCAATATAACCTGTAGTTGCTGCTAGTTCTCCAGCAAAATAAGCAGTACCATCAATACCAATTGTAAGAGTATTGTTTCCAGCCTTTTTTCCTAGAAGTCCAGTAGGAGAAATCCATAAACCATTATCATCATCTGTTATCATTTTAATCGCGCCAGAGACTCCAAATGTAAAATCCCCTAAAATTGTTTTAGCAGAAGTATCTAGCTTAGAATTTATAACATCTGTAATTAAATTACTAGAACTATTTATAGCTGCAGCTAAAGCAGAAGCATTACGTCCAGCTATAGTTACATCAGGACCTAATCCAAATGTACCAGCAACAGGATCCCACTGTATCCATTTATCAGTAGTTAAATCTCCTAAGCTAACAAGTCCTTCAGCAAGTATTGATCCATCTACAGTTATACGAAGGGGAGCATCTGCCCAAGTTTCATTACCCATTTGCAAACCATTAGCTGGAATTAAAGCAATATAATCAGTTCCAGTGCCATTAGATAATCTATCTGGCTCAATTGCCCAGCCACCAATCTCTCCTACATCTGCATAAAGAGTTCCCTTAACTACAAACTGAGCATTAGCTTGATCCCACATAGCATATTGATCATTCTCAAAATCTCCAATAATACATGTACCAGGCTCTATAGTACCAGTTTGAGAAAGATATAATCTGAAACGTAAAGATGAATCTGTATAACCAAAGAGTCCTATCCGCCCCATAGCCCATCCACCTCCAGTCTTTCCTACATCAGGACCAATTAAAATTCCCTCGTTACTAAGTTTAACGAGAGAATCATGTCCTAGATCTAAAACATTTTCAAAGATTCCAGAAGAAATATCTTCAGGACGTGTCTGTCCTTCATCCATTCCTCTAGCACCCATCCTTACTTTAGTAGATCCGGGCATTGTAGCTAGGCGAATTACAGACTTTCTACCCATAGGTATCACAGCACTATGCTGAGAGTCTCTTTTTATTTCAGCTTTTTGAGTATCATAAGGTTCTAGAGACTGATCTAGGGTGTAACTTTTTGGATATTTTGTTGACATATTTTTTATGTTTTAAATATGCAGTATGTTTATAAGGAGAATTTTTAGGAAGAATTCTTCGTGCAGCCTGAGCACTCTTCTGTCTTTCTATTCTTAACAGCTCAGCTTTTTTATTTTCCAAATACTGATCTGGCATTCCTCTCCTTATTGGACTGAAAATTATATCTGGTAAATCCCTAGCAAATAACTCAGCAACGCCAGTATAAATCTCTATGTCTGTCCAAACAATTAATCTTTTCCCCTGATAACCACCTGAAGGATAAATTGGGATTCCATTCATATATCTAGTATAACCTTTATTAAGCATATATAGAGCTTTTAATTGATCCTTATCTTCAGTCTCTGGCATTGAATGCCAGTATACTCCGAAGACTTCAATTACAACATCGTAGTCAGGTAGAATAAAATCTGGTATCCATCTGTTCTCCGCAGTATAAGTATCAGGTGCATCTTGCAAATGATATTGAAATTGGAATCGCAATCCTAATCTAACTAGATAATCATAAATCATTTTCTCTGGAATGCTTCCAGGAATATTAGGTGTAATGCTAGACCACGCAAACTCTTTACTTTTAACCTGTGTATTAATATAATCAAAATTATCATAGCGTCTTTCTTCTAGAGCATGTAGCCTTCTGTACTTTAAAGATTTCCCCATTTGTTATTTTTTAGGAAGCATCTTGGCCATGCCAGTTCCACAAACTTTACATTTTCCCTTAAGGAAAATCATAGTTCTTCCCTTTGATTTTTTGACTAACTTTTTAGCATTAATCATAGGTTGGATCTTTTTACATCGCACACAGAATGCCTTTATTATTGTTGCCATAAATTTTAGTTTTATTTAAATTATATTTTCTGAAACCTTTTTTTATATCATATTTCATGTGACAAGAACGACATAAAGAAATATAGTCTTCCTTTTTCCTTCTATATTTATGATCTTTATTTGCCCATTCCAAATTTTTAGTTGAACCACAAAATATACAAATTATTAGCTTTCCTTTATTTCTACGGATCCAAGCATGAACTCCAGCATAACTAACTTTATCACCTTTCCAATTAGAATTCTTCTTGCCTATTTTAGAAATCCCCATCAGTAATTTTGTTGCTTTACTTCTCTTAATTCCTTTCAATAATTTTCCATAAGTATTTCCTTTTTTAAAATAGCCTTTATGTTTTTTAATCATAAAATTAGTTAGTTAATTATACTTCTCTCAATGAAAGATTAATCCGAGTGCTGCCACTGCCAGTAGGATCAGTTATAGTTTCAATAGGAGTTCCAGACGTAATTAAAACTTCATGAATAGATGTTCCTGACTTACAAGTATATCCCCCTTGAATTGAAACTGAAGATATAGGCATTAGAGTAGTTCCAGAATCAGTTCCAGTTGCATCAGGAGAAAGCTCAGCTGAATATCCAGACAAAGCATCAATAGCAACTTGAAGAGCAGTTAGAGTTTGAGAAGAGGAAATTGAATGTTGTAAAACTCCAACGTCATTATAGAACTTAATCAAGTGATCTACTTGGTCAATAGTTACTGTATAAGCAGAAGCATGAGTAAACTTAATTGCCTCAGCTTCTACATTATCTTGTCCAACAAAATTAAATATCTCCTTCTTAGATTTAGTTTCCCATATATGATCTAAAATCTCTCTACGAGTATAGAGGAAATCTGATCCATCTTTTGCTGACATTGAATCCTCAGCAACTATTGTAAAACTAAATGTTTTTTTAGCATCAGTTTCTTCACGTGGTCTTTCTAAAAAGAACTTCCATGTAAGATCAGTAACTACTGGAGTTGAAGTTCCAGTTTTAGTTAACTTAATTTGAAGAGTCATTCTATTTCCAGATGTCCCATTTAATAACTCTTTATCAACTTGGAAAGAAGATGCTGTTAAAGTATTATCCTCATAAGCTCCAATGCTATCATTATCTAAAGCATAAGCAATTGATATTTTAGAGTTAGCAGGAGATTCAGAAAGAATAACAGATATATTTTTATAAAGTTTTTGAAGCTTAATTAAATTTTCATCTATTTTAGAAGTAGTAAGATAACCAGTAGTTTGATAGACTCCATTTACTAAGTCTAAAACATCTGTAGTTTCATCAGCATAATGAATATAAATCTTTTTAACAGTTGCTGTTCCAAATGAAGAAAGATGAGAAGGTTCTTTTGATAACTTTTTCACCATAGTAAAATGTGTAGGGTTAGCAAAGTAACGTTGATTAGAACGTGCTAAATACCACTCATCACTTGAATTCTTAACTAGGGCGAAAATATCTTGACCAAGACTTTCTATTCCAGCACAAGATCTAAAGGGAAAAGCATTTGATTGAGAATCTATATTCGTAACGAATGAAGACTTACCATCAGTATAGAAAATTCCCTCATTCTCTATTGAGAATAAACCGAAATAATCATACTTAGCAAACCCACTAAAGTTATTAGTTGAAACTTGTCCACTAAAATCTCTTATAGCATAACCAGATGAACCAGCACTTAACATCCATAAACCTTTAGAAGTTCCTAACAAAAATCCCCTAGGAATAGTTAAAGCATTAACAGGAATTCCTTCGCCTGTGGGTAAGGCCCATAAAGGATCTGGCGGTTCTGGTATCCAGACTATTCCATCTTCTGATTGTCTAATACCATCATTAAAATATCCATAGATAATCTGACTCTCAACAGATACAAAATATAAATTATCTGGACCAATCTCTAACCATGCATCTACTTCAGCTTCTTGATTCCATATCTCATAAATGAAAGCATCATCTTGAGTTGCAGTCCAATCAGTTCCATCATAAGAAATTGCATAACCTGGATCAGTAGGGTTTAAAGTATCCTTAGCAAAAATAACTGACTGATCTGCTCCTCCTATTACGCTAATTACAAAAGCATATTCGTTTTCTTTCTTTAAAGTAATATCTTCAGAGAAACGAAATGTAACCCATCTATAATTATTGTCTTCAGAACCAGCATTATCATCTCCATAATTACAAAGAGGTCCATGTTCAGCTGTAGCAATTGCATCTCCAGTTGGTTTATGATTTACATCAGTATCAAAAATAGCACATTCTACATTTCCTGTTAAGACTCCAGCTAAAGCTCTCATCATTGCTTTGATCATTCTTATTTTATAGACAGTTGCAGTAGTCGTAAATGTCTGACCATATTTATATTTGTTTCCAGGCATACTACAGCCACTCCAATTAGTATAAGGATATTCAAATATCTTAGACCAGGTAGAATAAACCCACGTTGTATTTGCTCCTTTAGTAGCAAACAAGAAACCATCAACCTCAAAGAAGTTATATATCTGTCCCGTACCAGTAGCTTTATCTAAAGCCCAAGTTTCTCCATCAGTTGTTTTCAGTATATTCCCATCCTCAGTCCCAACATAAAGTGCTGAGGAAGCTCTATAATGAGCAGTAACTGCTCCCTGAGAGACCGGGAACTTAATAGTTGTTATAGTTGCTAAGTCTCTCTCTAATTTAATCTCTCCAGGCGTTGTTATATCAATTCCTGTAGCAAAATAATAACGAGAAGGATCAACTAAAAAATCCTGTCCTATTCCTTTTGAGAAATCAGTAAGAGCTCCTATCTGCCATAAGTCCATACTAGAATACTCAGGCCTTCCCTGTGAGAAACGAGTTCCAAACAGTGTAGCAGGAGTAATCCTAAAAGAACCTGGCTCAATTATGTAGCCGTAGTAATTTAACTCTACGTCATACTTTTGATCTATATTAATATTTTCCATAATTAAAAAGTATCAACTTGATTCTGACGTTGCAACATCGTATCTCTTTCAATCTCATTATCAAGTTCTTTAATTAAACTTAAAACAAAAAAATGCGAAACATTTCCCGCATATAATTGATAGCGTTTAAACTTAACCTTATCCATTAAGATTCTAGTTAACGCTTCTTTTCTACAAACTCTTTTTAGTAAACCAATATTCTTAGTATCAATAGGGATATCATCATTCTCATCTGTAAGCTCTGTAGCGTAGTGAGACCACCTAACATAAGTCTTAGAATAATCATCAATACTTTTATTAGCTTCCTTATAAGAATCTGGATTGAGATCAATAATTTTCTTCTCTGGTAAATAAGACCAGTGATCATACTCAACTATTTTCCCATTAGTAGCTTCTAATAATACTGCATCAACAGCTATTAAGTCATCATAAGTACTTTCAGATAAATCAATCTGTAAAGTAGTAGAGCTATAAGTAACTTCAGTTGTAGTCTTAACAGCAATATTGAAAGAGATTTCTTTAAGTTGAAAGTTTACTATTTCCTTCCAATCTTCGGGGGAAAATAATTGAAAGTCAGGATCTGAAAAAGAGCTACCTAGTTCCTTGATAAAATTTGCTGTAGTCATTTTAAATATTTAGTCAATTAATCTATGAGTTCCACAACGATAGGAGTAATCCTTCTTTTGAATGGAACAATTCTTCCTCTAGTCAACCAGATCTTAGATAGTCTCTCAAGTTCTTTTCTGAGTAAAGGATTGTAATACAGATCTAAAGCAATAAGTTTATTCTTTAGCATTCCTTTCTTTAAGTAATATTTCTGCCAATCTGATCTCTTCCAGTTCGCTCTAGATTCCCAGATACCAGCTCTTATAAATTCTTTTCTTACTTTATCCTTTAAGTGATATGGAACATTAGAATCATATTTATAGTGTGTCTTCTCTGCTAAATGTGTTCTTAGTTTAGACTTAGACAATAGATCTAATCTGAGAGGTTCTTCTAAAAATCTTTCTAAAGAATATTGTGAAAGTAAACTATATTGTGGATGAGTTTCTATATACTTATTTCTTAACCATTCAGGTAATTGTCGAAAAAAAGCTATTCCACCTATCTTATTCCTACTTAAAAGATCAGACCAAGCAGACATAGCTTCTCTATAAATACGAGACACAAACCATTCTGATATCTTTCCTTTCCCTAGATTTGTATAAAACTCTGGTAAATTCTTACGAAGTTGTTCAGCTTCAGCCCATGATGAACTCTTAATCTTATTGTAATACTCCAAAACTTTTTTGTCAATATCTAAATATTTCTTTTTAGTTTCTGAATTAGTAAAGAAAATATCTGGATAAGATTTAACTTCCCAATAATTCTTTAGTTCAGGATGATCTGAGAGAAATTTATCTTTAGTATCCCAATCATCAATACCTAAATTAAAGTATTGTCTTTGTAATTCAATAACTTTTCTAACGCCAGAAGGAGAATATCTAGTTAAGTATTCTAAAAGCTCTGGATGTTTATCTATAAATTCATCCTTCTTAGCAAACAATTCTAATCCATTATAAGTATCTGCTAACTCTTGAAGAAATCCTTTTTGTTCATCACCATATTGTTTAGTATGAGTTTGTAGAAATTCTAGAACTTCGGGATTGTTTTCTAAAAACTTATTTGATACTATCCCTAATTTCTTCCAGTCATAGAAATAATCTAAACTAGTCCCATCTTCTTTGGCACTTTGTCTTATCTTAAAATATTGATCTATCTTATTTCGTAATTCTAAATCTTTAACTGTAGCATCTTTCTGAAAGAAGTTCTTTAAATCAGAATTGGAATCCAGATAATTAGCTTTCTTTTTTCTTTCTTCCCAATTAGTAGCGGGCATTAATTGATATTTCATCCACATAAGAAATGTTTCTTTAGCTTCGGGATGTTTCTTCCAGTGCCTAAATCTATTTACTTTATTTTGATCACTATAATAATATCTAAAATATCTCTGCCAATGTCCTTTATCAGCAAGTTCGGAAAGATTATACCAGAACTTATAGTAAGCAGTGATACCCGGATCATCTGCTTCCATCATTTCTCTAGCTTTTGTATTCTTATCAGACAGAAAGAACTTTTGAACTTCATTAGCAGGAAGTTTCCCCATCTCTACTTTAAATGGATAAAGGATATTATATTTATCAGGTTGTCTTATTTCTAGTTGTTCTCTAAAACTTGGATGAGATTTAATATAACCTTCATAAATTTCCCCCCACTTATCTACTCCTTTCTTATCAACTAATTCAGATATCTCAAACCATCCAGTATAGTAATCATAAACTCCTTTCTCAGCTTTATCCCATATCTTAAGAGCATCTTGAAAATCTTTACTCTTAAAAACTTCTTTAGCTTTAGAAGACGGAATGCCTTTTGCTTTATTTTCTGTATCAAGAGTAATAGCTTTAAAATACTTTTGAACCTCAGCTAAATAAAGTCTTGCTAAAGGATGCTTTCTAAAATAAATATCTTGAAACTTCTGAGAAGCAGAGAGAATTAAATCATAGTATTCTCCTGCATCTTTAGCCATGGCGAAAATTCGCCCTCTCTCTTTCATATAATATTCTTCGTTAGGATGCGATTCAAAGTAAGCATTTCTTGCTACAGCATTCTCTGAACTCCAGAAGAACTTGTTAGCTTTATCTTCTTCTCCTTCAACAAAGTCTTTACCAAAAAGCAGACTGTTATATTTAGCCATAAAATCAATATACTTAATTGAATCTAAATGGTGGCGAATATAATACAGCTTAGCTTCTCCAGATAAGTCCTTTATAAATTGATAGTAGTTCATAGACTCTCCAGCTTCTAATTTCTTATCATACTGGAACTGAAGTCTCATATAAAGCTTGTAGCCTTTATTCATTTCATTCTTCTCGCGCCAAGTTTTAACATCATTCCATTTTGGATTCTTCCAAATCTCTTCACTAAGATTTGAGATAACTCCTTTCTCTAAATCCTTTTGTTCTTTAATCCTAGCATTTTCTAATAAGGAACTAAACTCAAACCACTTCTTAGACATATCAAAATCGTTCTGAGTCATCCATCCAGACTTAACAGAATCCTTTTTAAATTCCCAATATTTATTTTTCCACCACTCTGGCATCGTTCTAAATAATGTATAGTATCCAACTAATGAACCAGAAGAATAACTTATATCAACCTTACGACTTAATTCCTGACCTAGACTATTAAACTCAACTGCTTTAGGATCACTTTTAAGTATTGCTGCTCTTCCTTTAACTGCAAGAAAATTATCAGAGGAATAGAAAGCATCTCGTTCATTAGACTTATAGCCTTTTAAATGTTGCTCTCTATCAATCTGAGACTTTCTAAACAGTTCTGCTTTAAATGGAATGATCTCTTTATTCTCTGGATGATATACAAAATTAACATTCTGAATCCACTTAGGAAGCTTTTCAAACTCAGCATAGTAATTCTTATTATAAGGATCTTGTTGAGATACTTTATAAATATCAGAAATCTTAGCAGCATAAACTTCCATTACTTTCCCGAACTCTTGAATATATTCTGGCTGTTCTTCTTTATACCGTTGATAATATTCCTTTCTCTTTAAATAATCATCATGCTTATTCCAATATTTTGTTTGTACTTCTGAAGACAATTTATCTAAATCATCAGGCAGATAAGATTGAGCTACACTTCTAGCTAAGTAATAAGCTGAATCTTCTTCATTCTTTTTTTCCTTTTCTTCCCAGCTTCTGAGTTTCCACTCTAAAGTTTCCTCTCTCATTCTTTCTTTAACCTCTTGGGGAATTAAATTATCTAGATTAAATTTCTTAGCTAGTTCTTCAGAAGCTTGAATTGCTTCTTCTAATGTATCAAATTTAACATTCCCATAACCATCAAAAACTATATCATTAAATGCTTCTTTAAAACCTTCAGCTGGATGTGGAATATTCATAACATCCATGACAGCTGAAGTAGTAGGAGAAATTGTTGCAGAATACTTATCCTTAACTTGCTTCATATAAATCTTAGCTTGATTCTTTTCATACTTAGCTGTTTGTTGACGTCTCCAGCTACTATCATTAATATCATAATTGAAATGTTCCTGAAGCAAAGCCTTAGGGCCCATGTTTCCTTTCTTAGCCATTGCTTCTATCCATCTAGTTCCATCTCCTTTGTGCTTATCTTCTAATTCATAATACTTTGAAACAACTTCAAACTTTTCTAATTCGTGCATAGCTAAAGCTTTCTCGTCAGCTGATCTAGCATTCAAAAGATTAAGCATTTTACTCTTAGCTATAAAATTCTCCCAAGCTTCATAAATTAATGGATTCTCTTTTTTAGTTTGCTCAATAAGAAATGGTCTAAAATGTGGTGCTGTCTTTTCATACAAACTTCCAAACTTCATCCACGGTTCTACTTTTATAATATTAAAACCAAACCACTTAAATAATGATCTTAAAGTAGTAGACTCTATAACAGAAAATTCATCTTCTAAAGTAGCTCTATCTATTTTAAATAAACTTGGAAAGATAATTCCAGCAAGTGCTGCAGGAGGAAAATAAGTAGAAAGAAAGGTAGGAAAATCAATTAGCATCTTTAAATTAGGTGCTCCAAATTTAGCTTCATCTTTTTTGATTTCTTCATCTGTCCAACCAGTATGATCCTTTAATATTCTAGAAGTCTCATACCATTTCTTATCTGTTAACATTCTAGTGACTGTTACAGCAATAGGATCCATTCCTAAACCAAATGGCATCTGTGCTGGATTATCTATAAACCTCATAAGTTCCTCTTTGGGATTCGCCATCATCCTCCAGTAATCTATAATCCCGAATGGCAAATACGCAAACGTTCCAGTATATGGGATAGGAACTCTATTTTTAAACTGCTCTGGTAAATCTTTAGACACTTCATCTAATGCTTCCATAAATAGTTTTCCAGCCCAATAGAACTTAGGCCCCATTTCTAAAAGCATTTTAGTATAAAGCTCAACACTAAAACGACTAAATGACCAGAATGGACATATGATTCTGAAAGTTCTTTCTACTCTAGATAGATGAGAGTAATCGAAAATATATCTTTTAACTTTCATAGAAGCTTTAGCTAGACTCATAGCCTTGTTTTTCATTAAGCTATCTAATAAAAGAAGACGTCTCATCTTCTCATTTATACCAGAATAAAGAACTATATCTAATTTTAAAAGAGAAGCTCGTCTCTTTAATGCTGACTTAATTCCAGTTTCAGTCATTAGCTTCCATAATTTTGAAGCATAGATTGGATCTTCTAAAGCAGTTAACATTCCCATATGAGCAGCTTGTTCTACAGAAGACATAGGGATTTTATATTTTCTAGCCCAATACTGTGGACTAGTTAAATTCTTAAAAACTTTTTTAGGTGCCCAACCAAAAGTTCCTTTTGTATTAAGTAATCTTAATGCTTTTGGATTAAAAGTAAGTTCATAATTCTTCAAGATTGTCATCAACTTCTTTTTATTCGCAACTGTATTAGGAGACACAGTTATTTTTAAAGCCTTCAACATTTTCTCCTTACTATATTTTAACGGATCTTTAAACAACCAGAACTTTCTAAGCTTACTTGGAATAAAGTTTTTATAGAGAGGATAAAATAAAGCACGAATATCTCTACCTAAAAATTTAAGATAAGAAAGAGTAAGTAAATTAAACTGTCTAGCTGAATCTATAAAATACTTAAGTTGATGAGATGCCATAGTCCCTCTCAAACTATCTCCAAGCATATTATTTAGATGCCATCCTGGTCTCAAAAATAAAACTCCCCATATCCACATAGTTCTTAAAGTTCTAAAAGGAAGTGAAGCCATTATGCCAGCTGTCTTAATCGTTTTATCTAAAGCTTGTAATGAAAATATCATTCCCTTCTCTCCCATAGACAACGGTGTCCCTAGTTTTCTTTCAGCTACCCATTCAAATCCAGAGTTAATTATAGCTCTTAATTTGTTTCCTATAGTATGAAAAGATAATTTCTTTGCCCCCCCAAAACCTAACTTCATTTCTTCAGCTAACTTTATATAATCATCAAACTTAGACATCTTTCTAGCCAATATATGTTGAGCAGTCTTTTTATTCAAAGTTCCAAATTCATTAATTAAAACTTTCTCTAGATTAATTTGATATTCTCTTGTTATCTTCTTAGCTGTTTTTTTCCACTCAGTAATCAAATCCCTTTTTCCCTTAGTTATATAAGCACTATTCAACCACTCAAAAGTACTCTTACGTAAAGATCCTCGATCAATTGAAGATACAGGCATGACTTGTTTAAAGTTCTTGAAAAAACTATTTAAGTCTGATTTCATTTCTTTATAAACAGTAGTCTTCAAACCTTCTATCTTTTCATATATTTGATTTATACCTTTCCTGCCCTTAACATAAGTGTAATGAATTTGTTTTGCTCTAGCTGAAGATATAAGCTTAGGAGAAATTCCTTCAAGATTTAACTGTTTTAAAGCAGCCTTACGCATACCAATTACCTTTTCAATATAAAGAGAGACCCCAGCATTCTTTAACAGACCAAGATTCTCAATATCAGAATAAGTTAACATCGTAGGTAATTCAACCTTAACGTGTTTAACTTTATTTCCTATAGCTTTTCTTGTTTTGTTTATCCAAAACAAACCATAATCAGGAGAAATTTTAACAGAGTGTTCTAGGTCAGTAAGAAAGTTAGCAACAACTCTTTTTGTTTGTTCAGCTGGAATCTCTTTAACTAAACGTGGAACAGATGGTTTTTCTAAGTATCCTACTAAATCATCCCAGTTTTTTTTAGGAAGAATTCTAGTAAGTAATTCTTCCTCCTCTGGAGTTATAGTTAATGGTTTGTTACCTTTACGATGTTCCCATGTATAACCAGGATATTTCTTTGTTCTTATATATGGAATTCTTTTTAATGTAAATAACCCTTTATAAGTTGCGTATTCCTCTGGTGGAAAAAGAGATAGCGTTCTTAATCTAACACGATTTGCATTTTCCCCTATAAAAACTATTTTCTTCTTTTTAAAGAATGCATCTCGGATTCTATTCGTTAAAGCAATCTCTTCTTTAGTAGCAAACTTAGATCCAACTGGAAAGAAGTTTCGTGACTGTGCCTTAACTACAGACTTAAATTTACTAGAGATTTCTTTTGGTATTTTAACATCCACTAAAACAATCATATCAGCACCAATTTTCTTCAAAGCTTTTACAGATGCATTTTCATTAATATCAGTAATAATAGAAACAGGAAATTTAACATTACTAACCTGTTGAGTCTCAATAAATTTTGTAATCTCAGGAATAGATTTAGGTTCAATCTTAGCTATTTTTAGTTTATGTTTTTTTAGATCAATTAAATTATATCTTAAATTATGAGGCCCTCTTGAGTTAACTATAAAATTAGTTCTCCATTCTCCAACTAAACCAATAGCCTTAGTTGATGGAGTCTTATGTGAAATATCCCAGATCGCATCAATAAAATCATCTAAGTTATTTATATACTCAGATTTAAAATTAAACAATTCAAATACTTTTTCAAGTCCTTCTATCTTTGGAATATAAAGTCTTTGGTTTTGTAAATCTTTAGCTAAACTTTTTATTGCATCATCTATATTAACTCTTTCAGCACTCTTAACTTTAGTCATAACATTTTCAGAACTTAGTAGCTTAGAAGTAAATTCACTTCTGGTTTGAAACCCTTCAGGAATAACTGAACTAATTGGTTCATATTTAGTAATTGATTTATAACTAGTTGCATCACCAAGACCTTCAATTTTTTTCTTTGCTGTTTGTAATCTTTCACCATGAATAACAACAGCTTTTTTCTCTAGATATAAATACTTCTTTCCACTCTTCTTTAGTTTTATCAATCGTTTCTGGCTTTTCTTTAAAAGATTAAGATTTTTTTTAGCTATTTCTAATTCACTCTTTATAGTTCCAAGTAAGTCACCTCTTTGTTCTAGATCAAGAAGGTCTTTAACTTGAATAGAAAAATCTTTATCTAATTTAGAATAGGCAATTCCCTTTTTTTCTAGGCCTAAGTCTTTAATTAGTTTATTTAAAGCAGTATCAACCTTACCTTCTTTTGTAGGTTTTATTATTTGTTTAAAAGCTTTTCTAAACTGTTCACGAGTATTATATTTATCTAAATAAAAAGCTCTCTTAATATGATTTGAGGCTTGATCAAAATTAAGATCTTTTGGCCATTGTGCTTTTTGTAATTTATTCTTATTAGCTAAATCATAAATATACTGTTTAATTCTCTCTTTTGTTAAAGCTTTTGGATTACCTAACACTTTGCCTTTCGTAAGTCCAATTGCAATCGTACTGTCTAATGGCATACCATATTTCCCTATAGTACTAAAGATAATCTTGTTCTTCTGAAGATAAAACTCTTTAGATGAGAACATAGAATTAAGTAATTGCTTTTTATAACTTAGTACTTCAAAAATGTCCATGACCATTCCCCTATGATTCTTTTCTAATTCAGCTAACTCCTCGTATTTTATCCAGTTCTTAAATTCTTTGGCAGCTGGTGTCTTAACATCTCTTAAAACAACATTAAGGTTTTTCTGAATATCATCAATTGCATCATAATCATAGTTCATCGTAAATGATTTCTTAGGTTTGAAATGTTCGCTTCTTTCTATCATTCCAAGTTCTTTATCTATCATAATCTGTTTAGCACGCTTAGTTCCATATTTCCTTTCAAGATTCTTAAGATATCTTTGTCTAGCTTGAGCTTCAATTCCCGGTAATGTAGCTCCTTGAAACCCTTTCTTATAAACTTTAATACCTGGAATCTCTGCTGGAACCTGTGACCAAAATTCTGCTAATTTACTTTGGGGAATAATACCACCTAAAGTAAACTCCTCCATCTGATTTAAGTTCTTGATATCATCTAAAAATTGAGATTGTTCTAAAATAAATTCACTACCAGTTTCCTTCTTAAAAGTTTTCTTTATAATCTTTACTCGTCCTTGGGGAAGATATGAATTAAGTTTTTTCGCAGCATACTCTGCATTCTTGTAGTCACCTGGAATAATAAAGTTTGCCCTATTCCCATATTTACTTATTGCTAACTTGATATTTTTATCAGTCTGAAACTTAGAAGCTGAAGGACAAAACAAAAAGTTATTAGCTTGAGCAACTGAAACATCAGCTTTAATGTTTTTTATTTCTTCAATATATTGGGGAAAAGATTTCTTTTCGGAAATTATTTCCGAGAATCTTTGTCGCCCTCCTTGCTGAATACTATAGAAAAAAGCTTCAGCTTCTTCTTTATTCATCGAACGTTTAGGATAATAATCTTTTTCTAAACGAGTTACATATTTAGCTGGAATTAAATTTGAAGCCTTTTTAAATCCTAAGATTGGATAACTTTCCAGCAATCGTTTAACAGCAGCAAACTCTTCTTCTAAAGGATTTATAGTTAGATCAAAATTCCATCGCCTTCTGTATAACTGCCATTCTCTTTCTGGATCTTTAATACCATGAACTTTAAAATCTTTTATTATTCTGCTCTTTTCAGCTAACATAATCTGTTCTTTTTCTAGTTTCATTCTCTTCTTTAGAAACTGAGAAATAGATCTCTTTATATCATCCGCAGTTCCAGTAAAGGATTCCAAAAGTTCTATGACTGAATTTGGTAGAGATTTTGTTCCAGTATTCTCATTTTTAAATATCATTAAAGAAATCTTATCAGAAGGACTTAGATAAGCTTTTAATTTATCAGCTGTTAATATTCTATCCATCTGAACTAAAGTATTTTTGTATTTAATATACTCAGTAGGGGAATATTTTTTCAAAAAATAAAGACTTACAGCATCTTCAAAGTATGCTTTAAAGTCTCTTGGATCTTCTATGATTATTCCTTGTTTTGATTTTATCTTCGTAATCTTGGACATTCCATGACGTGAAGGTAAACCACCGAATGCAGTATAACCAGCAGCCGCTTTATCTGCTTGCCACCACTGCACAGGCAAAGTATTATAAACATCTTTTGATTTGGTAATAGGCTTAAACTTACTATCTATACTCGCAACTTTCTTCATCATGCCTTTAAATTCATATGCAGTCATTCCTTTCCAGTCTTTTGTTTTAAATACATCAAACTTTATATTCTTATAAATTGCATCTAATAACGAAGATGATTGTTTAGTCTGAACAGGTATTCCAATTTCCCATCTCTTAGTCATGAATTTAGCTTTAGATGCTTGGCCCTTAGCTGCTTTTTCTAATTCTTTCATTAGTTCTTTAACAGACATTTTATCCCCCTTAAACCTAACTGTATCTAAAAGGCGAAGTCCTAAACCACCATGGCCATCTTTTATTCCTTTAACTATATCAGCATACGATATATTCTTTCTTACTAATAAAGTACTCTCAGAATAATAAGCTTTAGCATTACCAAGATACTTAGTTAATTGGCCACTAACTTGACCATACCAATCTTTAAGTAATCCCTCTGTTCCTCTCTGTCCTAGTTTTGTAACTACAAACTGTTTACTTAAAGTATTAAAACGATTCTCACCTTTTCCTCCCAGATTAAAAACTACCTTATATCCTTGGGGCAAATTAATAGTAGCTTTACTTTCCATTAAAATCTGTTTAGCTTCTTTAAGGCTATCCTTAAGTAGATTAACAGACTTCTCAATTTTATTTATAGCCTTCGGTGTAAATTCTGGACGAGTCAATAATCTTCCTTTCCAAGTTAAACCTTCTCCAAGTTTTCTCATTTGACTAAGTTCTTTATTGATTTGTATTGTAGTCTTTTGAGAAAGAGATTGAACAACATTTCTTTCTAATGAATTTAAGCCAGCTAAACTATCATCAATATTCTTTCTAACTAAGTACTCTCTTAATCGAGCAGTATGATAATTCTTTACTACTTTAGTAAGTCCAGCTTCTAAAACCTTAGGACCCTGAGTGGCAAGCTTTTTAATTAAATCAAAACCATCACCACCAAATTGATTTAAGACTTCCCATACTAAATTATCAGTAGGCATTTTCCCCTCCAACATTAAGCCACGTAATGAATCTTGAAAAGCTTTTAATTTTTCTTTACCAACTTTAGTTTTTAGATTCTCAATAAAAACTTTGGAGAAATACCCACTTCTCCATAACTCTCCTTCTTGTGCAAGTTTCTCTATTTTAGCTAAAATCCTAGGATCAAGACTATCTAAAACTTTTAAACTCATTACTGACTTACGACTATTGATAAGTGAAGGGAACATCTCTTTAAACTTTCCCCCCGGAACAGCATCAAAGGAAGCAAAACTAATAAGATCTTCTGCTAAATCACTAGACCTAGAATACTCATTAGCAAACTTATATAAATCTTTTCTAGTCTTTAATTGATTGTATACCTTGGGGGAAGTAAACTTAAAAAGAGACTTAGATAACGAACCAATCCTTGTCCAGAGTATTGCTGAAGGTTCTAAATATCCCCATCCAACAAAATCAAAGACAAGTAATCCAAACTTTCCTTCAGGTGTCTTCTTCAATTCTGTCCTATAAGCTGGCTTGATTAAATTACGTGGGGACACAAAGCTTTGAGTAGGCGACAAAATCTTATCTCCAACATACAGAATAGTATCAGTTTTAAAATTATTTAACTCTAAAAATTCTTGCTCAACATTTTTAAATTCAGCTGGTAAATAATCTCCAGCTGTAGTTCGTTCACGGACCAGAACATTCTGATAAGATCTTGGATGACGATAGCTAGCGTAAAGAGTAGAAAGATATCCACCAGTTTTTAGATCTACCCACTTAGGCAAATTCTTAAAAGTAAACCTTTCACCTGGGGCTATCTTTTGAAGATCAGGAACTCTAGCTGAATCATATAGATTAAAGAAATTAAAGACATTAAGATTCCATAACTTACTTAAATAATTATCTTCCTTAAATGGATACTCACCTAATGTAGTTAAAGTCTCCACATCTTTTCTTTCCATTCCAAATAAATCCCCAGTACTCTCTAATGCAGTTTCATAAAAAGTAGAACCAACATCAAACAAAGCAGAGATTGCTGTTTGAGATGCTGGAAGAGTTCTGTCCCACATCCATGACATTCCTTTAAATGCTCCCTTAGCCATCTCATATCCTATAGGGGTAACAAGAATAGGAAGATCTTGTTTAAATCCACCCTCCATAAAATATCTTTTAAAACCAGAAGGAAAAACAATCTCTTGAGCAGCTTTTAATTTAACTTTACCAGCAATTTCCTCCTGAGTTTTTCTAAATTTTAAGAAGAAACCTTTCTCATCTTCTTTCTTTATTTCCCAGTTATGATTCTTTAGATAAAAAGTAAGACCATTCATCACATTACGAGCTACATACTTAAAGGTTCTAGCTTCAAGATAGGCATCTTGAAATTCAGATACACGAGCTTCAGATTTTAGTTCTACTTTAAGTAGAGCTCTATGATAGTCCTCGATAGCTTGTCCTTCATCAATTAGAAAATGAGCTAGAGTACCTTGCTTTTTTAGGATCACCCAAAGCAACTATCATTCTATTTCTTGCATCAATCTTTTTTTGATATTCTGTAAATTCATCTCTAACTAATTCAGATTGAGAATTCATTTCCTTTTCAACTTTGGGCCATAAATAGTTCGTTCCGCATTCAACTTAGCTAATTCTATAATTGGTTCTAACAACTTTTTCTGTTCTACAGATAAATATTTATAACTATCAAGTATTGCTTTCTGGAAATAAGGATCTTCCATTAATTCCCAAGTCTTCTGAAGTTTAGTAGCATCATCCTTTTCACCTATTAATTTATTTAGAGTCATTAGCCTTTGATAGTTTGTTCTCTGTTCATCAGTCAATCCTTGCCAAAAAGCATCACTAGCTTCTAGACTATCTGTATCTATTTTCGAAGCATCATCTAAGACTTTTTTCATTTCTGGAGTTAAAAGAATATTCATTTCTTTCTCAAGTTCTATAACTTCTGGAGTCGTAACTAAAACTTCATTAGGTGATTTAGTTACACCCAACATAAAACTTTTGTCAGAAGGAAACCAAGTTTGTACCTTGGTTAACATTTTAGGATCAGTAATAACTTTCGGATCAGAAATCAAATCAAAAACTTTAGCACTATAATCTTCTACATTCTTTAAAAGAATAGTTTGCCACTTATTAGATTCTTCAGTATTTTCCTGCATCCTTTTAGCATTAGGCCCAATCTGTTTGCTTAATTTCTCAAGTCTATTCGCTTCTTCCTGTAATTCTTCATCTTTCTCAAAAACACTAAAGTCAAATATATTTCCTTCTGAATCTTCTAATCCAGTAAAAGAATTACCCTTAGCTACTAGATCTAAATTTTGCTTTCGTAATTCTTCTCTGATCTTATCTAATTGAGAATGAACGTTCTTAAGTTGAGCAGTTGCGTATTCGGGAGATTCATCTTTAGGTTTTGATAACTTCTTTATATCTTGTGGGGTAAGGTCAACTTTTTCCCCAGCTATCAAATCTTGTATAGATGGAATTAAGAAGCGTCTCTCAGCTTCAAGCTTCTTATCAGTCTTTAATTTAGAACTTTCTTTTAATAGAGATTTTAAATAAGAAGTATCTTTTCCTAGAAAAGTAAGAGGTTGTATAGGAAAAAATACAAACTTAAATAAACTTTTAATAGTCTCAGCAGGATTCCACCTCGCTGACTTTGCTTTAGTATCATCCTTAAGACTTTCAGCTAATTCTGATTTTCCAACTAACTTTTCAGTAAGAAGAATACTATCTGAAACATTTTTAGTTATTTCAGGAACAATATTTTTTCCTCCTTGTATAACTTCTGGTACTTCCTTACCTTTCTTTAACAAATCAGAAAGGCTAAGCTTAGCTATTTCTGAAATATCTTTAGGCTTAGTAATTTCTTTTTTTATTACCTCCGATAATTGTTTTGTTCTAGGAAGATCTTTTAAAATATCAACTTCTACCTTAGGCGTCTTAACTTTAAAAGGACTCTCAACTTTAAAATCCTCCGTCTTATAGGCTGGATTAAGTTTTTGAAAGTCCTCAAACTTTATTTTCTTTTCCTTTAACCATTGTCCTACAGTCTTTCCTGGAGTCAAACGATCATATTCAAACGGTTCCTCTTTAGGAATCTCTGGAACCTTTACTGGTTTAACTACAGGAATAACTGTGGGAGTAATTATGGGAGTCTTTATTTGCTTAACAAAAACATCAAATTCTTTTGAATCTTTTTCAATAGCTTTAGAAAGTAATGTGTTTTGATTAAACGTTCCTCTGTAATCTTTCCCTAGCTTATATTTTGAGTATAGCTCTTTCCTTCTTGTAACAGAAGGTAGACTCAAATTCTGTCGTTGAAACAAATGCGATAAAGTCACAAATTTAGATTAATATTTAATTATTTTTATTGTCTTCTAAAAATATATTTAATTGTTCTCCTGTAAAATTTCTTGTACCATAGATTTTATGAAACTCTGCATGTGCTCTCTTGCTCAAGGTTATTCCATTATCTACAGCAAATCTTAATCCAGGATAGTTAGCGAAACTTAAAATATGATGCGGATGTAGATAGTCTCCTTTTGTTCTATATTTTTGGCAAACCCAATTGTCCCTAGCAAATACTGCCTCTCTCCATAAACAAAATTCTATACTATCTCTAAGTTTTTTATTTTGAGGAGTAATTCCCCCTTTCCAATTCCAATGTTTACTCCCAGAACAAGAAAGATGATTCTTCCCCTTATCACTTCTAATAACTTTATTTGAACCTCTATGAAATTTCCATCTGCCACTTAAACGTCCTTTTAGTTTAATTTCTTCGGATAATTTCCAACGTTTTCCTTTTGCATTCTGATTCCCTTTACGTGCTTCACTCATTTTAGAGGTATCTTTTACTTTCCAATGCTTCCCTTTTGCATTTTGATTTCCTCTAGCTGCTTTACCCATCATAGAAGTATCTTTTACTTTCCAGTGTTTACCAGTTGATGGCCCTGGTCTTTCTTTTCTTTTTTCTAATACTTCCTTGGATAGCTTCCAATGTTTACTAAAGTTCCCATAAATTTTTGCTATATAATATCATAAAGATTATCTAACAATACTATTAACTTATTGTTTATAGATGGACTAACTAGTCCATTTGAATGCAGCTCTAAATTTTTAAGCTCCCTCCGGACTACAGAGAAACATTCCCAGTTCCTATGAGGTACTAAATGCTTAGAACTACTTTGAAAATATTGACAAGAACAAGCTAACTTTTTCCCCACACTTTTAAAATCCTTTTCCTTTATAAAACTATTGCTATTAATAGCGAGAAGCTCTGGATATTTAGCAATAGCTATTCGCCATTTACCTACGTGAAGTGGATAAGCAGTAGAGTAATAGAAATGAGATGCTCTAATTAAATTCCCCAGATTCTTATAGGCAAACTTAACTGGTACCTGAACAAAGAGAATCGCTTTAGTACGTGGACTTACTAATGAATCCTTTATAAAATCAACAGGAGTTTTTCCAAAATATATTCTAACTCCATAGGGGAAAAATTTATATAGTCGGCCTAAACGAAATAATCTTTTCTGATTCTCATCCTTAAACAGAATACTTATCGCTGGTTTTCCCCATGAATGAAAATGTTTTGTTCTAGTAAAGGTACTAAGAAGATATGTTAGTCCATAATAACATTCTATCCACCGTTTAATCCCTGCTCTCTGTTCATCTATAGCTATAATTATCTCATATGATCCTCTCATTCTAACATAAGTTTAGATTTGAACTTATCAATCCTAGCTTTAAACTTATCAGATGGAACACACAACTGTAAAATATGCATAGCTTTAGTGTATTTTGATTCAGAAGTAAAGATTGAAAGCGGATAATTAAGTTCTAGCTTCTTCAAATAAAGACTAGACAGAGACTTATTATTAGAATAAACCGTTAAATTCTTATAAAAATCCCCACTCTTCTTAACTGCTAAATACATATAAGGAGTATTATAAGCAATTTTAGGATAGTGAAAGTAATGCATTACAACCAAATTAGGTCTATAATGCTTAATTTCTTTGACTATATAACGTAGATTACATTTAAAGAAGTGAAGTACCTGAACATTTAAAGCTTTAGGAGAAACAGAAGTTATCCCCTTACTAATTAAAAACGCTCTAAAGAATTGTGATGTGCTATTATAAGGTAATGTTAATGCTTTTATCATAGTAATTTCCAAAATGGTTTAATTATTTTAGTTAAATGTGAACTTTTAATATCATCTACATAAAGATTTTGAGAGCTAGAATTATCTTTTGAAGAATCCCATGGCAAAAAATCATATGTTCTAGCAACTAAAGCAAAATGAAGTGAGCTAAACTCTCGAGGAATATTCTGCCAATCAAACCCATCAGAGTAAAACACTCTAGAGTATTCAGGAAATGAAACCCTTTCTATATTAACCTGGACTCCTGGATGAAAGACAATAGCCCAGTAATATTTCTTCTTTAAGTAATTCATCAAAACATTCATCCCGATAGACTTATCTTCCATTAAAGTTAGAAATAATCTAGCCTTAAATCCTGGCAAACTCTGATCATTATTTTGACAAAGAACAAATAGATCTTCTAATCCAGTTAAGTCTTCTCTTCTCTTTAGACTAGGATGATACCAAGTCACATAGCAATACTTTTTTCTTTTCATAAAATAAGGGAGACAAGAACATAAAGCCTCGTCTCCCTAATTAATAACAGAAATATGTCTAAGCTTCGGTTAAGCCACTAGCCATGGACTGCTTTCTAGCACAACTTGAGGTAAAGGCAAGATAACCTTTATAAGTTGCTTGGAGATAATCCTTACCTTGATCTGCAATTGATTTCCAACCTTGGGTTGAGAATTGTTTTAAAATTCTCGCACTTAAGAATGACTCTGTTAATCCGAACAAAAGCCCAGATCCACAGAAAGGATCACTCACGATTGGAATACCCTTGAAAGAAAAGGCACGAAAACCACCTTCCAGAACTTTACTACCTAAGGTTAATCTGACACCTGAGTTAGTAGCAGATACTACTTTAGAATAAGTATCTTCATACTTTTGCATAACTCCATCCGAACAAACAATGAGAGACATAGGAACACCATCACCATAGCGTTTAGTTTTGACATAGAGATCATTTAAGATCGACCAGTCTAAAACTCCGCCAGTAGTGTTAGTGACTCCTTGCCACCAAGAGTTTGTTCCTTTAGCAATTCCACCAATAGTTCCAGTTGCAGCGACTAGTGCTTGTAAGCCCATGATATTCTTTCCAGATTCACCCGTATCAGCACCATACAAATCAGTTGCTAGATCTTTTCTTAACGTCTTAGAAGCATTCTTCATTTTGATTGCAGCGATATCGTAGATTCTGGCTTTCCCAGTATTCTCTGAAACAGTAAGGTTAGGGATTTTAATGGTTGAATGATATTGCTTCCAGCTATACTCAGCTAGAGTCAAAACATCTTCATCATCAGCAGCCCAGGTATCACTAGAATCATAAGATCCATGAGAACCAGTTGCTTGTGCGGCCTCTTGATACTCAAGAGGTTCTGCAATCTTGCGTCCACCACTAGTAGTTTGAGCCATTCCCCAACTGCCTTCTTTCGCTATCTTAAAGATACGATGAAGGAGAGGAGAATATTTAAAGATCTGATCGACAACGACAGGAGAATAATACTTTTCTGTTGCAGCGTTTAGTTCAGTAATTAAGGACATAAACAAGACTATAAAGTCTTAAATTAAACACGTTTACTCTTCTGATAACTCCGACTTTGCTTTAGTTCTAGCTGCTTCCCAAGGATCACCCTCAGGTTCACTAGGCTGAGTTGAAGAGTCTTTTGAAGTTCCTGAAGATTGAGGCACAGAGACGTTTCCTTTTTGCTCTTTAGTTGTCTCTTCTTCAAGTTCCTTCTTTATTTCATCGCGCATAGTAGCACGGGTTTTGGTTTGATCTTCATCTAAAGATTTTGCAATCTCAGATGCTGTTTTGTTGGGATCTTCTTCAATCCCCCTAAGTATATCACTCTTCTTAACATCAGGAAATTCCTTTATTGATTCATTAACTTCTCTATTTAAGTTATCTTCATCAAATCTTTTCTCTATAGCATCCTGCTTTTCTGAAAGTATCTTTGTACTTTTAATTACATTGTCTCTAAACTCTTGATCATGTTTAATAGCTTCATCAATTCCTTCATCTTCATCACCTTCTTTCTTTTCAGGTTTAGTAGTTTCCTCTTCTTCTTTATCAACTTCTTTCTCAGCTTCATTAAACAGATCATCACCTGTAGAATTAAATGATTCCTCTTTTTCTTCTTCAATTAAATCAAGGCGAGATTTCATTCCACCAACTGATTCTTTTGTATCTTCTACAGATTGCTTAATACCTCTTATAGTTTCAACAACTTCTTCCATAGGATCTTTCTTAGTTTTTTCCTCTGTTTTTTCCACAACCTTTTCTTCAGTTTTTTCTGGAGTCTTTTCCTCCACTTCTTTTTTTTCACTAAATTTAATATTCATAGTTACAGATTAGTTAATTAATTATTTTTTCTCTTCTTCTTTCTCTCCTCCGTAGCCATAGCCAGCAGGCTTGGCTTTTTTAATAAGACTACCAGCGGCAGCTCTTCTGCTCTTTCTTGCTTTAGCAGCAGCATAAGCTTTAGCATAAACAGCAGCCTTCTCTGGAGTTAACATAGGTACTCCACACTTAGTACACTTGAGCCCTTTTGCTTTGTCGGGTTCAACTGTAACCTTTTGTCCACATTTGGGACAAATTAAAGTTATAGATTTTGCCATAAAGTTTAAAATTATTCAAATTATATTATGTTTTCAGAATCTTTCCTCCTCTCTTAAACTGCCACGTTGGCTTAAGAGGAGATTGATCCTTTAAATAATCATCCTGATGCTTAACTTCAATGGGGTCCATTTTTTTCTTTCCAAGAAAGATAGCTTTTGCTTTAGATGAATCAAAACATTTTTTAGCTCTCCATAAATAAAATCCTAAAACAAATTTATCTCCAAATTTTCTTTCTACTAACCTGTCAAAGTATCTCCCATTAAAATATTTCCCCAAAAAAGTAATATCTAAAAAATCTAGTTCTCGTCTATGAATTAAGCAGGGTTGTAAATATTCTAGTGCTATCATGATACCAGGTTGCCCAGTAGGAGTTCCAATTCCGGGAGGACTCCAGTATTTACTTTTAATTTTCATCCATGAAACTCTATCACGTCTTTCAGAAGTTCCCTCTGTAGTCATAGCAGCTTCTGCTTTTTCTTTTAAAAATTTATTAAGAGCTTTAGACCCTTTAACTAATGACTGATAACCTTTAACAGTCCCACGTACTTTATCTTCAGAAGTTCCAGTCCATGGTAATCTGAATGTAGTAAAACCAAACCAAACTGGAGCACCTTTTTTTATAACACGTATGTCATAATGGAATTTTCCTTTAGGTAAATGAATAATGGGGTCTTCATGATTCTTTAATGCCATCTTAACAACCGAGTTTATTTTTGTCAAGGCCTCTTTACCTTTTCCATAACTTCCTTCATCAAACCAGCCATGTAACTGTACAGTAAATTTACCAGGAATAAAATCTATCCATTTTTCATGAACATCTAAAGGCCCATGAGCCTTCTTTAAAGCACGGCGGAGAAACTCAGCTTTAGTAGGAACCTTTTTAGTTCCTTTATAAGTTTTAAAATGAGTTCCCTTTTTTGGTTTTACTGTTTCTAGTTTCATTATATAAACCTTTAGTTCCCAACGCTCCTAAATCTTTTGTATCTACTGTAAGATATATTTTAGAAGTGGGGCGATTTCCTTTTAAGATAGAGAAATGAACATCCTTTTTATATGGGCCAAGAGCTTCTTCAACTAAAGGGATATCTTTCTGATTCTTAACACAAATATCTATATCATGATCTGATCTACCACTTGTTACTAATCCACCAACTACAAAAATCTTATCCTTGTTTCCTTTAAGAGCAGCAAGTTTTCTAGTTACCATTGTCAATAGAAGGATTTTTTTGTTCATACTATTTCTTACGAAAAGTTAAATGTTTCCCATACCAATTATCAAGTTTATCTGCAACATATTTGTTACTTCCTGTGCCTCTAGTTTGATTCTCTAATTTAGATAATTGACTAACCATATAATTAGAAGCAGCGACATAATTCCCTTTCTTTAAGTAATCATCAATAGTTTTAATAGCCTTATTATAATTTGTTCTTCCCATTATAGTAGATGGTAAATCAACACTGAATTTTTTCAAGAGACCTTTACGTGCTTTAACAGCTTCTGCATTAGACTTTATTGTTTTAAGTTTTTCCCCTAGAATTTTAATAGTAGGCATAATGAAATCACTTTTCTTTATAAGATCAGATGTATCTTTAATAATTTTATCTCCAAGTTTAACAACAGGAGATTTTTTTACTTTCTGCAATAAAGCTTTAGCAGCATCTTTTCTAAAAGTTGCAGCAACAGGAGCAGAGGTTTTTAAATTCTCCCACTTTTTGGTATCTTTATTGAAACCATATGCATCTTTTGATGTAGGTTTTAACCCAATCTTCCGAGCCGAAAGAATACTCTTATGAAGATTTTTATCAAAGACTTTAGTTTTTTTTCCATCGCGTACACCTGCGATGTAATAGTTTGTGTAATTAGCCATAGAGTTTTTTAACATTACTAATTAGTTTTTTATTTTCATTCCTTTTCCAAGCATTATGTTTAGGCAACCACTCAGCCCAGATAGCTTCAGTGCCACCATGTGCTAAATAATGTTCCTTTACAAATGCTAAGGTATCAGGACTTGATATTCCTTTTTGTTTTAATGAAGGATGGGCCCCTATTTTTCCTTTAACATCCTTAGGTCTTGGAGCAAACCAACCTAAAGCACCATCCGGTCGTAAAGTAAAGTGATCAACCATAACTCTAATCACATCACCAGGCTTAGCTTTTACTTCTGCTTGTACATAAGTTTGCCCCATATAAGTTCCATCTCTTAATGCACAGTGAAAGACAGGCAAACCATTCTTAGTCTTCTCAACAGCTATAATCTTAACATCTAAATCAGCAGTCTTCTTGCAATTATGAACTATAACTGCGGAAGCAATCTCAGAACAATTTCCTTTTAATTCAAAATCATAAACATATACTGAACGTTTTTTATAAGGAATAATAGATCTAATTCTTCCCCAATCTTTCTTATATTTTTCATTTAAAATTCTAATTCTCCAATAAGTAAAAGATTTATTCTTATACTTAGCATTATAAAAACTCAAACTAAAAGGCAATCCATAACTTCTTCCGAGTAAATAAAATCTCATTATTAACGGATTATCAATAGAACATCCTTTATCTCCTATCCACCAACCATCAAATAATGATTGGAATTCTCCTTTAGTTAAATAATCAATAAACTGGGGCAAAGTTTTAGTATGACCAATATGCCAACCATTTCTTCTGCTAAGCGAGAAATTCTTACTCAGCCATTCTGCAAATCCCATATCAGAAATTGTCAATACATAACAATTATTTTTCATTTTAGTAATCTTACCCTCTTTAATTCCTAAAGATTTAATAGCAATCTGTTGAGCTTTCTTCAAAAGAGAAAGATTTTTGTTAGAAATAAACACAGACTTATTCCAAGAACCTTCTGCTAGAATTAATCCAACTAACCACCAAAAACTCTTAGACAATTGAATTTCTTTTACATATCCTGGAACTCTAGAAAATTTAATATTCTTTAGACTTCCATTTTGTCTTTGATAAATAGGAAGATTTAAAAAGTCATTAGCTTTTCCAATATAATTTTCTCTTAATGGTCCTTTTTTATACTTTAATTTTCCCAATTCTATCCATTCCTTTCTAGACTTAATTAAATGATCTGAAGTAAACTTAATAGGAAAAGTTCCATAGGTTTTCAATTCCATAATCTTATCAGAAGAAGTTATTTTTCTTTTCATTATGTTTTTAATTCCTACAAATTCCCCCTTCCCATTTAAAATTTTATCAAAAGATTTAATTCTTTTTGCTTGAACCATTCCACGATCAGTAAAAATATACGTATCTCCATGAGCACATTTGTACATAGCATGAGTGGCCCAGTAAGCAGCATCTATGTCTCTGATAACTACTCCCTCATTAGAGGTAACTAACTTAGAAGCTTTTCCTAACTGATCTCTAGATGCATTAGTAGTTTTAACACGGCGGATTTTTCCTTTAGTCTGACCTGGTTTAATCTTAAGGTTAAGTAATCTATATCTATCTATAAAAGGTTTATCAGCTAAAGATTTTCCATTAAGATAAAGTATATCCCAAGTTATATATTCAATAGCTTTCTTTTCTTCATCAGTAACCTTAGTTTTAGCTACAAAGCCTGTGACATTCTGATGCTTAGCTCCCTTTAAAGAAAGTTCCCCATCTAACAATACATCTTGAGTTTTAAATAAACTTTTAATTGAGTCTGCAACTGCAGTCAACTTCTTAGCAGGAATTTCATTCCCAGTATCCGTGAAGAACTTCACCTTATCTCCACTCTTCCAACAGAATGTTCTTATACCATCTATTTTTTCAGAAACATTATAAGTTCCTGGAGGAATAACTTCTTTTAATCTAGCTGCAGAAAATATCTCATAAGGTTGAAATGCTTTCTTCTCAGGTTTAGCAGACGGGGGAATCTTAAACGGGGCCAAAGATACTGGCTTTAAATCCCCTGAATATGGCACACCAGTATGTTCAACTCTCAAAGGGATAGGAGCCTTCACAAAATTCTTAACACCAGGTTTTCTTTCCCACTCAACAGGTTCTTCAAACTTATGGAACTCAAATAAATATCCATACAAAGTTTTAGTACCCCACCATTTCTTTCGTTGCTTATCGGAAATCAAATGGTACTTTTCTGTTTCAGCAAATCGTTTTGGCCCCATCTTAAATACAACACGAGGAACTAAAATCCCATAAGCATATTTAGGTCCAAGTAGTATTTGTGGTTTATCTATAATGTCAAATAAACGAGACTTAATTATCAATAGTTTTTTACCAGAATAGATATCTGTAGCATGAGGATCAACTAAATACAAACCAGGATACTTACTTATAAACTTTCCAACAGCTTCTTTCTTTATTCCCATTTTAGAAATCTCAATTAACTTTTCTAATATCTGTTTGAACTTAGAAGTCTTAGGAGCTTCTTCTTCAGGTGTAGCTTTAGTAACTTCTTCTTTAACAGGTACTTCTTCTTTAGGAATTTCAGCTTTTGGAGCCTCAGCTTCAGGAACTTTTTCTTTAACTTCCTCTGGCTTCGCAGGTTCAGGTTGAGCTTCGGAAACAATTTCCGGTTTTGGTTTAGGCTTTTCAAATGGAACATTAGGAGCATTTTTCGCCCTAGTCCCATCGATATAAACCTTTTCCTCTATATCTGACATAAGAAATCTACTCTTCTCAACATCAGCTTCTTCTACTTTAACTACAGCTTTACCAGTTCCCGCCATTATAATTTCTGGATTATAACCTAAAGCTGGAGAAAGAACCCTATTAATTTTTTGATCAAGAGTTACAATAGGTTGTTTTAATTTTTCAGCTAAATCTTTTTGCTGAAGCATCTCATCTTCAAGTTCATTTTTTAGTCTATCAGGATTAGGATAACCTAATTCCTTTAATGCTTGTTCTCTAGAAATTAATCCATCACTTCTTTTCCTTAAGACAAAAGTTTGTTCTATCATAGTTCGAGATGCAGAAGAAGGAAGTAATTCAACAACAGATTCAAAAGATCCTTCTTTTAAATCTGGAGAAGAAAGAGAATCAAACTCTTTTAAAAATTGTAGTCTGTGACTCTGAATATATTTCAAATAGTAATCACACATATTTTGTAAAGCTCCTTTAATTTGATTTGAATAGAAAACAAATTGACGAAGCGATGCTCTTATCACTGCTTCAACTGCTCCCTTCTCTCTAACTGAACCAACATTAGTTGTTGAACCAGTCCCAAACATTTGTAAGATTTGACGCAAGAGATTTTGCTGATGAATCAATACATACTCAGGCAATCGAGCAGGTTGCTTATAATTAATATCACCTATCTCACTTTTCCCAATCATGATATTCTTACCTCCTTCCTGTAACTGAGCTTTAAGTTTATCAATATCTATTCCAGCTTCTGTATCATAAACTAATAAGGCTCTAGCTTGAGCATGTGCAGCATGATCAATTGATAGAGTAATCTTTTTATACTTCTCCATTAAAGGAATTGCCTTACTCATTAAAGGTAAAGTATAAAACTGAGCTGGACTTAAAGATTCATTTACTTTAAAAAAAGGATAGCTTCCTGGATCAGGAAAACTATCTTTAAACAAAACTTCTCCAGTTGGAACCTGAAGAATTCTTTGGTTCAAATCTTTAAACCATAAATCTCTTATCTCAATAGTTCTAGCATCTGGTAGCTTTAATATCTCAGAATAAACAGCAGAGTTAACTAATGAATTAGTAGAAGGATTTGGAATAGAACTAAGTAAAGTTCCTTTAGTTGGATAAGTAGTTCTTAAAAGAAATGGCTGATCTGGAATGTTTGATATCTGAGGATCACCAGGAATAAAATCTCTAGAAGGCAAACTATAAAATCTTCCTTTTACTGGATCTATATAAAAAATAGAATAGGAATGATTAATCATCTCGAACAATGAAGCTAAACCAAAAGATGCAAAGTCTTTAAACATCCTTTCAAGCTTTTGTGAAAGTTCATTAGCAAATTCATATGCTCCATCAATTTTCTTCAAAGCTCCAGTCGGAACTACCTTAACAGATATGATTGTATTCCCCATCTCTTGAAACATTACCTGAAGAGGAATCAAACATGAATTAAAAGCAGAAGGTTTAACTGATTCCATCGAGCTTATAAAATCCCCATAAGTAAATCTACCTTGATTATAAGAAGCAATATCTTGATTCTTACCCCAGAAGAAGTAAGAAGCATTTCTTTCAGTTGCTGTCAAGAAGTTATCATGAACTTCCCGAGCTGCACTGATTTGACTAGATAAATCTTTTATCTCCATAAATTTTAAATGGTCTTAATTAAATTCCATTCTTCGGAATCTTTCCCTTGTCTTAATGCTTTTACAAAATCAGGATCTTCCAAAAAATCATTCTCTTTTTTTGGCTTGTCCTTTTTGATCTCTTTCTTTTCGATCTTGATTGGCATTAAGATAGAAGCTCCTATTGAAAAGAATGATAGAGCGAAAGCCAAATGATCTTCGCCTATCTTTTTATATCTCCTTTTAAAAGTACCTTTAACCTCAGTCTCTTCTGGGATTATATTACCCAGATGCTTTTTAAATGTATCCTGCATTGACGACTTTTTATTTATTTTTAAGATTCCTTTTTCTAAAGCTTCGAACATATCATCTAATATCATAGTTCTATCAGCACTAACTATTCCATTCTTCCAATCTACTTCTATCGGTTTAGATCCCTTTAAATTTTTATCTCTTTCATTAGCTAGAAGAAATTTAGTTCTGCCATACTGCTTCTGAAATATTCTCCCAAGATGTTTATTTGGTAAAGCATCCATCACAATTAAATCTGGTTTTAAAGTAGCAATCATATCATTAATATCTGCGGGCAATTCTGTCTCACCAACATAATCTATAATCCTAAATGATTTTCCAGCAAGGCCGCACGTAATGTAAAACTTATCTCCCTGATCAATTCCCATTATTCTTTTCCCTTCCTTTAAAAGAGAATCAGTTAAAAAGGTTTTAAACTTAGTCTTAATATTAATTCCACTTCCTTCATACGGTTCACCTAAAACAAAACGATAAAAATTCTCTATCTTCTTATTTTTAAAATCATCCAGTATATCTTCAGCAGTAAACCAAGGAGCCATTAAACGATTGAAAGAATAACCAACAACATCTCTATCTGGATATGTAGCTTTCCAAAAACCTTTTCTTCTATCATCATCAGATAGGGGACGATCACAACTCCTGCAAACAAATTCCTTTCTCACTTTATCAATTGAATCTGGCCATACTAATCTCTGAACATGACTACAAAATGGACAAGTAACATACCAATAATTCTGAGTAGAATTCTCAAACTCTTTTGCAATTCCGTAATTTGGAATAGTAGGATTTCCAACTTTCCAATTAATACGTAACGAATCAGAACCCTTCAATCTCTCAGTATACATTTCCTTAATACTCTGTTCTTGATAATCCCATTCATCACCAATCCAGATATCAATCGAAACACTCAAAGCTCTTGACTTGGATCTCGATCCCCTAAAGTAAAAGAACGAATCAGCTATCTTCTTTAACTGAATAGAATAAACCTTGTCTTCTTTTCTAACTCCCTCAGCATATCTGTTAAGAGCAGAACCTAGAACAATGGGATCAAATTTTGTTCTAACAAAATCCTTAACATCATCATCTGTTGGTAAAGTATAAAGGGTAGAAACTCGTCTCTTTAAAGTATCAGATAAATAAAGTATCTTAGAAAGTAATGCTAAAGAAACTCCTATCTGAGAACATTTCTTAACAACAATATCTTTATGAAAATCACTAAACAAAGCTTTCGTACAAGCATGCTCTATAAATTCAAATGGATTTCCACTATCAGTTTCAACTCTTGTATCTTGTAACCATTTGAAAATCTCAGTATCTTTTTTCTTAATGGTTAACATTTGAAAAAGAACTTAAATGAATGAAGTAAATCAAGACAGAATATAAACATAAAAGTAGTAGCTACAATCTTGAAAGACAACCCTATATTAAGACTCGCTGTAATACAACTTGTTACAAAAAGAAACAAACTCAGAAAGACAAATATGAGAAACATCATTTTGAATTTACTGAGCCCTTTAGCTTTGATTGGCTTAACAAATTTTTCCACTTCTTGACTAGACTCAGAAGCTAACGGGGGAATATTTACAACGCTATCTTCTATGGGCTCTTTATCTTTCTTTTTAAAATCTTTTTTTTCTGTAATCATAATCTTTTAATTTTAATGTCAATAATTTTATATAAATATTTATCATTAGTAGTATCAATAAGCCAAGATATCTTTTCCCCATCTCTGGCTTTCTTAGCATCCTTAGTATTCTTATATGGGTTCTGCTCTATCAGCATATAATCACCGAAAGAATAATAACGTAAGCTCTTTCCAGTTCCTCTTATCTTAAGTCTTTTTAAATTATACTTCTTGTCTAGATAAGATGACTTATTATTAAAGAGATTAGAATGAAATTTAAGTAAAGTTTTAATTAGTTTTGGAAAATCCATAGTACGTAGGATATTAAATATATAATAAAGGAAGGAGAAAAAAAAGTCAAGGTCTTGACACAACATTGCCAAGACCCGACTTCTTTTTTTACTAAGCAGGCAATACAATTCCCTTAGCTTTTAAAAGAAAGCTAGTCATCTCTGAAACTAAGAATCTTACATAAACCTTCTCTTTTTTAAGTTGACATAACTGATAAAACAATTCTACATGTGTTAATCTTTTAATACAAATCTTTTTTCCATTCTCTTCTATATTCCAATTACAATCAGGATAAGTAGAAGTATATCTAGTAAGCTCAATCAAATTAAATTCATTAATTAGAATCCCATTAACCACGTAATCACAAGCATTCTGAAATAAATACTTATGTTTTTTAGTAACCTCTGCAAATGGATGAAGTAAAGCAAGATGCATTAATTCATGAGCAACAATAAGTTGAATCTCTTTTAAATCTCTTTTTGAATTGCGTTCACAATACAATACTAAATTTTGATCAATCTGCCACTTAGAACTTTCAGCATATGTTAAAAGATTTTTCAGCTTATCAAAGTAGGAAGGTAATCCTAAAGCCTGCATTGATAATTTTCTTATTTCATTTTTCATCCTACTAGTTTAGCTAAAGTTTTATAAGCACTAACCTTTACTTTAAACTTTTCGAAATCTGATTCTATTAAATCAAACTTAGATTTTTCCTTTACATAAAATTCATTCAAACTTTTTTTAATTTTATCCCATGCTTTTAAGAATCCATGATATCTTTCATAATAAAGTTTTACTCTGTTAAAGGCATAGATCTTTTCTTTGTTCCGAACTAGTAAATTAAAATCAATATCTGTATCAGCATATACAGGCGTTCCTCTATAATTATAACTATGAGTAGCTTCTCCATTTAGAATTTTTTCAATGCTAGTTCCTAGAAAACCATAGAGATCACTATTCCATCTTGCTTCTTTAGATACAGAAAAACTTGTATCTAGACTAACATTATCTAGAATAGTATCTTCTTTTTTTACTCTTCCCATTGTAAATCGCAGAGCTCCAGATTCTTTTCCACAAGGAAATGCAAACTTCCATTCCATTCTATAATCATTCCAATAATGCTGAAGTAATTCCAAGAGAAAACTAAGATTTTCTTGATTAACATGTTTACTTGAATACATTGCTGGATCTAAATCAATTGTAATTCTTTCTGCTCTATCATGTCGACTTGGAAAAAGTTCAGCTTCTGTTCCATTTAATTTTATAGCTCTTAATAACAAATCAGATTGACTTAAACTAGTTGGACTTGATTGTCCTTTAATCCCAAGTCTCTTATGAAAAACTGGATTCTTTAAATCACGTCCAAGCCATCTTCCTTCTAAGCTATCTTTAATAATAATACAAGGAACTCTTGAAATATATGGAATAGACTTAACTAAATAATTTAGATTCTGACTTTCCTTTTGAATTATCCGCTGAACCTTTCTCATAAGTTTAATTACTGGATGTTCAGAAACCATTTTAACTAACTTAACTCTTGAATTATAATCTGTATTTTGTAAATCAACAAGTTTCTTTAAAGACTTATCAGCAATTTTTACAATTTCTTTTTCCATACACTTAAGTTTTAAGCAACTTAGATAATGTTAACGACCTTTGTTGATAGCATTCTAACTTTTCAATATTCTTATCTAAAGATTTACATAGAATATCTATTCCTTTTAATGCTTTATGATTTCTTAGCTTCTCAAAATATTCAATTATTTTAGATACATCCTGAACTTTAACTAACTGATTATTCATCGTAATCTTAAATGATCGAATTTCTTTTTCAGAATATTTTTCTATAACTTCTTTATAATTAAATGTTAAGAATTCTTCAATATTCTTTATTATCTTAACATAATCATATAAGTAAGCTCTATCATCACGAGATCTTCCTGTAAACAAAAGATTAAAGTCAAAAGATCTATAACCATTATTTCTCTCTACAAAACTTACATGCGAACCACGAATATTAAGTTCTACATTTTTCTCTAATTCTATAGTTCTATTGTAAGCTGTAGTCGAAAAATTCAAACAACCAATCTTATTCCTAATACCTGACATAATCTCTAGCAATTCTATAAACAACTTCTTGTTTATATTTAAGTGATTATAGATTCTTGATAATTCTAAAGTCGATCCCACTATTTGGGGATTTTTATCTGTCTTAATGTACCAATCATCATCTTTCTTATACAAACTACTATTCGAATTACAACTAGTTAAGAATCTAAGAGGAAATTGATGTCCATAATAAAAGAAGTTCGCTCCCATCTTTTTATTATTGTAAGAAAGCCAAGGTCTAAAGGTAAGCTGATTAACACAATAAGGATTCTTGAGACCAAAAACAATTCTTTCTAACTTAGCACAAGCAAAGTAAAAAGCATATGATAAATTTTCCTCAAACTTATTAGCCTTTTCACTAAGACTTAGCATAGGTAAAAACTGATTTAGATTTAATTCTTCCTCAAGCTTCATATGAATTCTTATTCTTTTCTTTAAAGTTTTAAATTCTAAAGCTTTCAAGACTCCTCCATATTTCCTTTCTATAATTTCCTGAGCTTTATACTTTAAGTTTTGAATCTTTCTCATTTCTATTTCATATCCATTAATCTTCTTAGTTAATTCAGAAATGAATTCTTTTAATTTACTCATAATTTCTTTTTATCTTCTTTACTTAATTTTAGAAGACTAAGAAAAGCTCGACTCCACTCTCTTGCTTCTTCTAAAGTATCACTTCTGAAAGTCATTGTTCCTCTATCTAGACACCTTAATGATCTATAATCTGGACTATACTCACCTTTTGTTTCTAACTTTTTATCAATAGAAAACTCCAGTTTAAAATCATAAACTTCTTTTTGAGTTTTAATTTTAGTATCTGCCATATATTTATTTCAAGCTTAATCGTTTTCCAAATGGCGGAACTATGTCAGAAGTAATTACCCATATAACTTCGAACGGCAAATTTTTTGTTGTAGGGAAATCTCCATAGCCATCTGTGAAATATATAAGACAATCGACTGGTTGTCTTAGTTTTGTTTTAATCCATTTAAAGACTGGGCGAAAATCTGTTCCGCCGCCACCACTTAACTTAATCTTTTTCAACTCTTCTTCTTCGTGGTCTTTAAGATTATAAACATTATGAATTTCTGAATCACAACCTAAAATTATCATTTCAACTGCACCTCTATAATCAACATAGATTCCATAGAGTTCGGAAATAATTTCCGAGTATTCTTTATCGGATATTGAACCAGAAGTATCGACTCCTACAACACATCTCAATCCAGAAACCTTAGTTGAAGCAGGAAAATACCAGGGAAGCCAGCGTTTACTTGGCCTACTCCAAGTTCTTTCTTTAATTAGACGAGCAAATCTTCCATGCAACCAGCTGTTCCAAGTAATCTTATGTGCTCTTAACTTGTTTAAAGCTCTATCAATTTCCCCTGGAAGTAATCCTTGCATCTTAACTGCATTAACTCTATCAGTCCAAGCATCTTTAGCTGCTTGCATTTTCTCACTAGTTATTTCTTCTTTACTATTACCTATTTGTTTACTCTTTCCTTTTGATTTATTAGGATCACCTTTAGCCTGACTCAAAATTAAATCAGCTCTAAACTTAATCTTTTCTTGAGGAATAGCTTTTCTTAGTTCATAGTAAATTTGTTCTGTTGTTTTCTGGTCTATACTTTTTATTTCTATTGTCTTCTTATTTATTTTATATTGCCAACTATGCATATAATCTGGTCGACAAGGGCCATCAGGAAGATCAGCTCTATAATTTTGATCATTCAAAAGTATATCATTTATCTTTAAATCTGCTGCTATATTAAATAGATCACGATCAAAATCTCTATACCTAGACGGATGAAGAAATACCAAATGTAGTATCTCATGCATCAGTACACCTTTTAATTGAGGAAAAGGCAAAGCATCAACCCATTTAGAATTGACAAATAATTCTCCTAATTGATTTACTCCCATAGTAGGACAACGTTTATCATCCACAACTGGGACAAGATATGAAGCTAGCTGACCATAGAATGGTTGATCAACTAGCATTTGAATCTTTGCCTTTATAAATCTATCGCTATTCATCGTCTTCACTAAAGTAAACACCTAAACTTTCTATTGAACTAGCAATACCTGGTCGCTCTAACAATTTAGGTAATCTTCTTTTACCTTTAGAATTTCCAACAAGCATCTTTAAAAATGCTGTTTGAAACTCTAAGTCTAGACAAGTTAAAACTCCTTCGACCTGTTCAGCTTTTAATTTATTATTGTTCCACCTATCTTGTAAGGTAGCAATAATAGCATAGAGTAATGATATCTTTTCAGGCTCTTCACATAACTTTTTGATGGAAGCTTTCGGTGTCTTTAAAATATCCTCTATGTTTAACTTAGATGCTAATGCTATAAATCCTATCAGTTTTGCTCCAGCTCCATTACCAACTGCTGAACAAACAAATGCTCTTAACTCAGGCGTTTTTATCTTTGGATTAGCATTCATAAACTCAGAAATAGATTCCCACATACACGGAAAAGGATTAGATTTTAACTCAAGCATCTTTTCATCATATGGACTTGGAAATAATTCATTCGGATAATTAAGTAAGAAAGCAATAAGCATAGGATTTCCCCCAATCCTGGAGAAATAATCTGTTATCTCTTTTGCTTCTGGAACAATCTGTAAATGATGAAACCTTCTAAGTAATGCTAGTCTTAACCTACCAACATTACTAAAATCAGTTTCCTCATTACTTGCAGCTATTCTCCAGAACTTTAATTTACCATTCTCATCTACGACAGGAGGCAAATTAGAATAGCGTCCTTTAAGTATATACATATACATACTCTTACGAACAATTTCATCGGCCAAATTCATTTCATCGAAGAAGATTATTCCCTGTCCTTCTCTTGGTAATTCTGCTCCAGGAATAAACACAGTTGTATTATCTTTAATCTCAGGCATTCCTCTTAAATCTGGGGCGTCAAATTGTGATAAAGGAATAACTTTACAAGTAAAGATATCCTTTCCAAACTTATCTTCTGAATACTCAAGGTTTTGTCGTTTGGCTTCAGCTTGTGCGAACTGTCTAATGATTGAAGACTTAGCTGTACTAGGTTTTCCCCATAGATACAGTGGCTTATTCAACTTGAAATAATAAGGGAGCAACGTATTAAGTTGCTTTAAATTAACTTGATACATATTTAGTTTCGTTTAGCTTATTATATCTATATTCTAATTCTAAATCAAAACATTTAATGAAATACTTTTCTGCTTGACAAAAATGCAAATCATCAGTATGTCCTTTTACTAATCTTTTTATTACTATAATTCTTGTTAGAAATTTTATACATCGAATAATATAAGAAATCGACATGTCTCTTATATAAAATCTATTTCCATTTTTATCCGACCACATTCTTACTGGATTGTAAATCATCTTACTTATTTTAGTTCTTTTCATCTTAGAAAGGTGAAACTTTCTGGACTCCTTCTAATACTTCTTTAGGCATTCC